TGACACTTTATTCCATAAAGAGGAGTCTATACCACTATATTCAAGTTCAGCTGTTGTAGGTGCTTTAATGTAAGCCTTATCGCTATACGTTGCATTAACGATTGCATATCCTCCAGCAATAGCAGGATTATATACAGTATCTTTAACAGACTTAATCAAAGTAACTGTATTTCCATACTTTGCTAGAAGCTGTACAGATGTAGCTTGTAGGTTAGTAGCCAATGACATTATGCACGCTCTAATGTAGCTTGTCTGAATCCACCGTTGCTAAGTATTGCTCCATATGACCTCAAGCATGATTGAACCGATGCTGGGAATGGATTAGTTTCTCTGCTAGACAACTGTCTGGATGAAGCATTAGCTCCATGAATATAGGTAACTTCTAAATCACCAACTTTCTCTTTGGCTACAAGTCCAGTTTGAGGATTAATTTCAGAACTTAATCCGTATGCCAAATCATGTATAGCCATCAATGCACAAGACTTGGGTAGACAACTGTCTTCTGCTACATATGTTGCCTCATCAAGATAGCCAGCTGGGTTTGAGTAATCATAAGATACTGAGTTAAGGATTCTAGTAGTTGCTATGCGTAGATAAACTTCTTGTGTTTCATCTGATAAAGCAATCCATTGAGGAGCTTGAAGACTATTGGCTTCAATAACTGACATTGCTCCAGATAGTGAAATCATTGAATCGTATCCAGCTGAGGGGAATATAGTTAATGCCATAGATTATCCTTTGTTTATATCATCTGTGATTTTCATCTTATCAATGATATGCGTTGTTTTAATTCCATTGCTTACTCTTTGGATGTCGTAAGCGTATGAGCCAACTGTTGTGAAGTCTGTCCCAGATGGGTAGAAAGATACAATACCATTTTCTGCATCAGTTATTGTTCCAGCAATAGTTACAGGAGTTGTCCCACCACTTAATAGGTATGTGAATGTTATTACGTCTCCCACAAGAAGATTTACTGCAACTCCATTCACTTGGATTATCGCTTCAATTGGGTAATTATCTCCCCTTACTCTAGTTATAGCCATGTTGTTCCCTTATATAGCATTTGCCGCAAGCCTATCTACTTCAATATTGCAAATACTTCTACTTTGAATAAAATCTGCATCAAGCATTGTAGATATTATCGAAGAGCTTACTGATGTTAAAAGTATATCAGATATAACAATTTCATTTTCAAAATTAGCAATTGTCGTATACACTTGTATGTTTGATACTATAAGCGTCTTTGGTGTGTCTTCTCCAATTACAAAAGTAATAGGTATTCCTACTGCGCTTAAAACCTCAACGCCAACGACATAAACATTTGCACTTGCATAGGTTGTCACTTCACCCACGCTAGAATTACCTATAACGCCCGAAACTGACACACTGACATTAGCTATAACCGTAGGACTTCCAACGCTAGAAACGGCATTAACGCCATCTGGATAGGCTGTTGCATTTACAATACTAACCGCCACCGCTATCGGTGTACCTACACTTGAAGAAGAACTGACACCACTTGTACTTCTAATCGCTGAACCGCTACTGCTTGTTGTACCTACATTTGAGGTTGCATTGACTCCAATAGGTGAAGCGTTAGCCCTGCCTGATGAAGTTGCAACACCTACAAAGCTTGAAGACGAAAAGCCATTAATAGAACGAACTGACGAAGCCGATGCAATAGCTTGTCCTATTGAACTTGAAGCCGATACGCCAGTAACATTGGTATTCGCATTGATAACAGTTAACCCACTTGCAGCAGGAGTGCCTACATTTGACGTTGTAATTATTCCACTGACCAAACGAGTAGCGTTTCCACGTGAGACAACCGTTCCGATGTTTGAAGTGGAGCTTACTCCCGAAACTGCTCTTGTGGATGAACCTCTTGATATTGCAGTACCTATTGAGCTTGAAGCATTGACACCATTAACTACTCTATTCGCTCCGCCTGATGCAGTAGCGGTTCCGATAGAAGATGAAGCACTCACACCGCTTGTTGTTGCAGTAGCATTGATAACCGTTAAGCCTGATGCCGTAGGTGTACCCACCGAAGAAACCGCACTGACTCCATTTGTTGAGCGTGTAGCACTTGCACTTCTTGTAGGTGTTCCGATTGATGATGTGGAAGATACGCCATTGACTGAGCGTGAGGATGAACCGCTACGAGTTGCAGTGCCTACCGATGAAGTTGCACTAACTCCCGATGGTGTAGCATTGGCGTTAATGATAGTGACAACGCTTGCAATAGGTGTACCGACTGCGCTTGTGGCTGATACCCCCGACGTGGTAGCGGTAGCATTTACGGGTGTTACGGTACTGCCAAAAAACCAATCTAAGGCAATGGCTGAAACACCGCTTGTTTCGGTAAGTTCTTGACGATTAAAACGACTAAACTTACCAGCCATTGTTTACCCTTGTATTGCGCTAATTTGACCCATGATGATACCGCTTGATGTAGTAGTACCTTGATGAATGAAGTTTAGTGCTGAAAAATCTTGTATCTTAGGCATGCCTAAAGCCGCAAAATCTAAATTACTCCCTACATTTGGGATTGGCATTGGAATTGTTGCGATTGGTTTCATAAGTGTAACACCAAAAGCTCCAGCTATATTCGTTGTTGCTGATAGCGTGATTGATTGAATAGATTTAACACCTAAATCACCGCTTTGCAATGGAACCATATACATACGACTGGCGGGCATTGAAACGATATGTGGTGTAGCTACTGTGTTGCGTCCACTTACATTGGCACTATTTGTGTATTGCACCGTTATATTAGAAGCACTCGCCCCAGTAGCGGTATAACATTCAATCCAAATTTGCAAACCCGTACCATTAGCATCAGGGCGTGTCAATGTTGGAAACGATGTAACCGCTTGTGCTGTTGTTACTGTTCCCGAAAAGCCCGTGCATGACCAAACCCTATCCATAAGCCATAAAGCCCCAGCAGTTGCCGCTGTTGTTCTAAAACTTGCTAGATATGATGTAATCCCCCCTGCTGGTTCTACACCTTTAGGGAAACCTAGCTGATTATAGTCATGAAGTGTTCCGCCTGCTGATGCCGCCGATGGTATTGCCATTTGACCAAAAGAAGTCACTACCGCACGTTGAATGTTCACTAACCCTGACACTACGTTGGTAGCTGATGGTAGCATAAAGTTAAAGCTCTGTGAAGATGCAAGACCTGCTACAAGCTTATCCATATTATCAATCGCCATGTTATGCCTTTTCTAAATATTTAGGAGCAAAACCACCTATTATACCTTCTAAGAAATACGTCTCACCATCGAAATAGGCGATAATATATTCTCCACTGAATGAGTCAAAAGGTGGTAGCACCCGAACTTTATCACCTACTTTCATTATGAAATCCTAATCAAGCCAGTTGCCGCTGCTGGAGCTGGTAGTGTTAATGTCCATGTACCATTTGTAGATGAAGCCGATGTGAACGTCAATACCGCTACCGCTTTGTTAGTTTTGGAACTATTGTAAATCAAAGCACTATCCGCTGTAATCGTTGCGCTTGTCCATGAGGGGTCTGCAAAATCAAGAATAGCTACACCAGTATCAATCGAAGTAGCAAAACCCGTTAGAGTCATCCCACCTGCTGTATATCCTGCACCACTTACTTCACCCGTAGCTGAGTAAACCGTTGTAGCTGCACTCAATGAAGCCGATGCCGCTGTATAGAGTGCAATCTTGTATGTGTCAGTGTTTGTGTGAGTTCCTGATAACAACTCTTGTGTGTATGAATCGCATATTGATGCTGTTGCTGCCATTGTATTTCCTTTGTTTTAGTTAGATAATTATACCATCCTAAGAGGATACTGTTATTTAGCTTTCGCCCTTTGGATTAGGCTTCATAGTAGATTGAACTACCTTTAAGCCACTGCTTCCTTCTTTTAATTCAGTTATTAAATCAGAAGGAATGCCATCGTAAGTAAACGTATTCATATCATAGCCCTGCTATCTCTTTACGCTTCTTACGGTTCTTTTGTAGAAGATGTGTTCTAAACTGTACACTATCTGGTTTAGCAGTTCTAGGTAGGTCTTTGTATTCTTCTTTAGGCTTAGTGTCTTCCATGCCAAACTCCTATTATAAATTATCAATCTACTCCGAAGAGTAGACTATAAGCTATTTAAGCGTTATTCTGCTTTGCAATAAATTTGAAATAATCTTCTTGAGACACTTCTTTACCAGCTGCGAATCCATCTTTATTAACTACTTCTTTTGTTTCTGTAGCTTGAGGCTCTTCAGCCTCTACTACCTCTTCCTTCTTTGCTGCCATTGGCTAATCCTTAGTTTGTGATAAGGAATGCCATAGGTACATTCTTGCGTGGAACTACACGTGACCATGAAGTTGCAAGTGCAAGCTCAGCATTAGTGAATGAGTTTCCAGCTGGAGTACCAGTTGCTTGGAACCCAAATGGGTGTAACAACCAAGTCTTACGCTCACCAACATACTCGACACCAGCACCATTTCCTTGTAGACCTTCACGCATTACTTCAACTGGTACGTTAGCTGAACCTTCACCATAACCGAATGCTCCACGTCCGAACAATACAGTTGTGTACTTGAATCCATCGGTTGTTCCAGCTGTTACAGGGAAGTTATCGTCAACAATAACACGAAGACCCATGTATGTAGGAATAGTCAAACGACCTTGACTGTCAGGGATATAATCAATATCATCATTCTTAACCATTTGTGACATGATTGCTGAATGACAACCTACTGCTACCAAATCCTCTGCCATATCTCCAAGAGTATAAACAGCATCAGTAAATGCAACACGATTGAACTTAGTATTGGCAGTTTGAGCTGCAACTGACTCGGCAGCAACATTTTTAATCATATCTCCAGAGTTTGCAGCTATGTTATCAGCAATAATACCGTTAACTGAAGCAATCAAACGCTTCTGCCATTGTTTCTTCCAATAAGAACCGAAACGATTACGAATACGCATCATTGGGTCACTACCAGCGATTTCACCAGCTAAGTCAGCTGAACTATACCATTGGTTCAAATATGCCATACGAGCAATTTGTTTACCCGTACCAATTTTATTTGGTGTTGCAATTGAAGCAGGGTCATCATTGCTGATATTAGGAAGAACTGATGAATCAAGGTCATTCCAAAAAGGAACTTGAACTGTAGTTCCACCTTCTGTTGCAAATGCATCCAACATTGCATTCATAACTACGATACCACTATCTACGAATAGCGTCTTTTCAGGGCTATCAACTGATGTATAAGATTTATAGACTTCTGGTACTACCACGTCTGTTAAGCGAACTGCTGCCATTTATTATCCTTGTGAGAGTTTTTTAAATAAAACTGGGTCATTTCTAAACAACGCTAAACGCTGTGCATCATTTAACCCAGCTAGTGAAGTGATCTTATTGCCACCACCTTTTGTGTCCTGTGTACCTGAGCCAGATTTCGGTTTAGGCTCTAGGAATAAGAACCTTAGTTCGTCCGAATCCTTTAGCTGGCTATAACGATCAGCTAAGCTCATTGGAGTACCATCTGCGTTCCTGATAGTCGTACCATCGTTAGCTCTAAACACTAATGTATCACCATCGAATGATGCGTTACTGGTAACTTCACTAAGCAGAATGTCATAAGCCTTAGACCCATTTACTTCACTACTAGCACCTAAATCGTTTAGACCACGTTCAATCTTATATTGATTCATTACTGACTGATGCTTAGAGCTTAATGACTCTTTTTCAGTTTGTAGCATTGAAACCATATCTTCAAGCTTACGCTTCTCTGCTTCAAATTCAGCACTTCCAAATTTTGTCTTACTTAACAAAGCCTTTTCTAGTGCCTCTTCTGTTAGTTCCTCTAAACCTAGCTTAGATTTAACTAATTCAGCTTGTCTATCACGTCTTGAGATACTACCTTGTAGTTCTTTTTCTAGGTAGCTCATTCTATCCAGATTAGCTCCCATTGAACCCTTAACGCCTTTTACTGCATTCAATAGTTCTTCATTACCGTTTTCTTGTGCAAACTTTTCTAATACTTCTAGCGACATATCCATGTCTCCTATCAATCTTTGTACAAATGGTATCCACCATCGCCAACGAGATTATAACATATTATTCAGCTTCATTCTGAATAGCAAGTATATTATTGTCTACAGCCTTCTTGCTAATGTCTGTCATCTCTTTAGGTTCAGGCTTAAACGTATCAGCTTGAATACGCTTTACCTCATCATCTACAGAGCCAATATCAATCAATTCAAATGAGTCAAGACTTGTCAAGAATGTTTCTGTAGATAAAGCACCACCCATATAAACTTCCCACAAAAGCCTTGCAGAATCGCCACCATTAGCAATAGCATTGAAGTCTTGATTAACAATAATTCTAGCAGTAACCTCTACAGGTTCATTAACCATATCAGCAATAAACTTTACAGCCTTATTCAATCCAATCTCAACTACGTTAGCAATAACTGTAACACGATTAGATGACTCAGCTGCTTCATAGAATGCTTGAGTAGCTGTTTTAACAGTTGAACTATCGCTTGTAGCTGCACGAATAACTCCAGAGGTAATATCTTCTTCAATTACATTCAAGTCGTCTTGTAGAGCAACTATAGAGCTTCCAGATAGCTCTCTCCACTGGAAATCAGACTCATCTTTAGTTCCAGTGAATACAAATGCTTCATCTACACCAATTACATATACAGGTTTAGTTCCAGTTGTATCTTCTCCACCAGCTCCCCAAATCAATGGCACAGGTATAGCAGACATATCAAGATACTTATCTTTAAAGCTAGTTCTATTCATATGCTTAATGGATAGCTTAGCAATATCATACAATGGTGGAATATCGCTCAATGACAAATCAATAATTGGAATATAGTCAAAGTCAGTCTGTATTGTATTAAGTAGATACAAACTTTCCTTGTCATCTTTACGCCAAATATCTACAGTGCCATTATCTCTGTAGACTCTCCACTGCTCAATAATTGATAGTCCAAAGTCACCATAATCTTCTTGAACCAACTCATAAGCTACTAGAAGGGTATATTTACCAGTGGTATCTACTTTCCAGTTAATAACACTCATCCTATCAAGAATTGAGACATATGGTTTTCCTCCACCAATAGGAGTATCCACAGCTAGAAAAACCTTACCATCTCTAATTAGCGATGTAGTCAAGTCTCTAGCAAACTTATTCAATGTATCTTTTGTATTAATACTAGACAATACATTGTTTACTTTTTCGCCAAAACCTACAGCATCAATAGGCTTTCTGAATATCATACCAACAAAAGCCTCTGTAGCCCTCTTTACAAAGTTCTTTACCGTAGCCCTCTCTTGTCTCTCAGCAAAGCTAGTTGCTGACTCTCTTGGAGCTTGTGATAAGTATTTAACAGAAGTATCTGTACCATCATAAATATCTTTTACAACAGCTACTTGTGAAGCGTACTCAACGTACTCAGGATGCTTAAACTCTACAGTGTCACTCTGGTCTGCATATAATGCCATATTATGTCCTTTTAGATAAGTAAACGTGCTTGCAGAGGTTTACAGAAGTGATAGAATTATAACCTAAACGTTTTGACCTTGCTAGAAGCCTTATTTAGCCCATATTTACGATAAACAAGATAGCCTAATGCATCAAGCATATGGTCAACATTATTTGCCTTTCTAGGATTACCATTATCATCATAAGCTTGCTCATTCAAGTTGTCAACCAACTCTTTACAGACATTAGTATTGATAAATAGCCTTCTAGTGCCAATCGAGTTACAAAACATAGTATTTACAGCAATAATCCTATCCTTAACAGCACCATTCTTGGCTGGAGCATTGATTGAGTACCCAGCCTCTCTCAGTAGTGCAATATCAGATTTAGATGCATCAACTGTCTTCCTTGAGTTACCGCTAGCATCTGGATATACAGTTATTGGATGATGACCATATCTTCTGTTTATCTCCATAATCATAGATGGAGTATCTCTTTGGTTAGTTATTTCATCAACTATATACATCTTATCTCCTCTAGCTACACCTATCACAGCACTCATATGACCGACATTGAAGTCAAGTCCAATATGAACCCACTCAGCATTGTTAAAGGGCGTATATGAACCATCTATTACTACATTAGTATGATTTAGCTTATTGTCAAAGTCGACATACACTTGTCCAGACTCAAGGTTAACAAACTCACCATTAAGATATGCTCTAATCAAATCTTTTGGATAAGAAGCTTCTAGCGAACGTATATACTCAGGTGGTAGATAAGGATTATCATAAGTAGAACCTTTAATCAATTCATAGTCAGAGAAACCAAGCTCTTCAATGTCTTTAATCCTCTGTTTTTCCCATCTTTGATAAGTAAATCTAAATCCTTCTGGTGTAGTATAGGCTGATACGGTATTTGTTCCATTATCAGGCAATCTCTTACGATTACGAGATATAATCTTCACCCAAGCATCAGAAGCTTTATCAGCATCTAGTGTATCTAATTCATCTGCATGACTATGATGTACTTCATAACCGATAATACGGCTAGGATTCTCTAATGAACGAAATATTATCTGTCCTACTGACTCAATATCAATAGTACCTTCAGACTTATTCAATCTATACTTCAATCCAGCATTAGCTAATATCTCTTCAAATCTAGGATACATAATCCTCTTAATAAGGTCAACTGTCGGCTCATATACAGCAATATAAGCATACTCATTAATCTCAAACAACTGCTTCAATACCTTCATAATCAAGCTTTCCGATTTCCCTGAACCGATCTTTCTATTAGCTATTCCCCCAATAAATTAATACTGAGGGAATAGCTAAAATCCCGCAACGAGCGCAGGATACATTGCTTTAGAATAAATGATTTTATGCTGATGCGGTAGAACTTTTTTTTGTAACTTTGCCATAATGGGAATACCTCCTTGTGTTGGATTTTATATATTTGCTACAGTCTAATAAACTCTTTATTATGAATATCATTCAATCTAGCTATTACATACTTTGGAGAATATCCTATGCTTCTCGCCGCTTCAGCTATTGAAATATATTCTAATCCAAATACCTTTACACGCTGACTTACTCCTGTATTTTTTGAGCTATTAAGCATAGCTATACTTTTGTTCTTTCTTATTTGAGACATTTCATCTTCTGTCTTACTTGCAAATGGATTAATTCCAAATGAACCATTCTTTTCTCTGGTATTTCCATACTTTTCTGCTCTTCCAGAGAATCCTATTTTTTCATTAATCACCTTGCTAGACCTGTGTGCGTTTTTTAATCTACTGTGTAGACTACCAATACTAGTCAATCCAATAGATATAGCATGATTAGCATTATATCTTGAGTCGCACCATTCAAGGTTTGAAGAATCATTATTCATCTTGTTGCCATCAATATGGTTAACAACATCAAGTTCGTCTTCTTTATTGCAAAATAGCTCTGCTACTACTCTGTGTACTGAATACTTTTTCTTAGTACCATCCATATGCATAAGGAGAACCCTTTTGTATCCCCTTGGAGATTCATATGAAAATTCATTTATACCATCAAGTTTCATAATCCTTCCATCACTATACACCTTATATCTATCAAGAAAGTATTTATATTCACTCATTGTTAATCCTTTCTGATATTATACACCGAATCCTGCATATTGTCAATAATACTTTCTTTTGTAGCTTAGCCATTAGGTTGTACTGTTCCATTTTTACAAGC